CTTCTAATGTACCTCGTGCTTCATCATAGGCAGAGAAAGCGGAAACAACCTTCTCAGCCGTGACTCCAACATCTTCTGTTGCTTTCTGTACATCATGTGAGGCAGTAACTAGTTGAAGAACTGTACCCACAGCAAACGCTGCTGCACCCGCAACCTTAGTAAATGGTTCAGGGGAAGGAGCAAGGAATAATGCTCCACCTAATCCCTGTAAACCTCCACCAATAATCTGTCCCGGCGTTCCACCAGAGATAGCAGACAATGCTGCGCCAGAAATTGCTCCACCAATACCAGCCTTGGCTATATCCTTGTTTCCAAGACCGGCTGCTAAGATTCCTAGTTTGCCCTTCCCGGCTGCTGCTTGTACATTGGCTGCTTGACTTGCTGCTGCATATGCTTGCATACCTTTTGCTGCTGTTAATGCTGCGGCACCTGATCCAATAAGACCATTAGCCATTCCTAACAAACCAGCACCAAATCGAGCAAGTAGCGTTGTTCCAAGTTTAAGTGCTAGTAGGAATGCGCCAGCCTGTAGCGCAGTAGAAACCCACTTAGCATCAAGTTTATTAAGGAATTCAAATAGATGTGTTGCAGCATCTAGGAAGATTTCTACAGATTGCTTTAATGCAGGTCCAAATTTTTCATAAGCAAACTTATCTACAAGAACCTTAATCTGAGTAAGTTTTGCCTGAGTAGTATCAAGAATCTTAGCGTTAGCAATCAAGGCTTCATTCGTAGCATCGACAGATCGTGTTGTAACCTGTTGGATTGTATCAATGTTAGATAGCAAAGCCGCTGCATCTGGTACTCTTCTTGGACCACCAGCAATAGCCTTAACTAATCCCTTAACTTCATTAGCAGGAATAATTCCTTGTCTGATCTTGTCAGAAATCTCACCATAGATATCAAGAATATTTCTTAATTGTCCCGTCGCTTCATCTTTAAGACCAATACCAAATTTAGCAAGAGCCTTCTTACCAGCAACAGAGTCGAGTGATCCAGTCAAGTTCTTGAATGCTGTAGCAATTTCAGCAGGAGACTTCGCTGTAACCTGTGTCAATACCTGAGCAGTAGCAATTGTTTCATCAATTGATAAGCCCGCTTGTCTTGCGGCCTCAGACATTACGGCAAGTACTTGTGTAATACTTGAAATAGCGTTAGATTGCCCACCAGCAACAGCAGTAACCTTAGATAGAACCCCAACAACATCTTCTGTTTGAATACCCAACTGCTTCATAGCAGAGGTTAGAAGATCAGTTGCTTGTACTGTATCAGTACCAGTAAGGTTGGTATAAATACCTACAGCCTGAGCCAGATTAAGAATATCTTGTTGATATTCGTGGGCGCTTGATCCAGAATCTCTAACAGCAAGCGCAATATCGTCGGCAGACTTAACTATCTGCTCCAACGGAGTTGCAGTTTGATATGCTACATCAGCAAGACCGCTAAATAGCCTTTGGGTATCTTGTGCTGTTGACTGAGATGTAATAGATAGTTGCTTTAAGTTCTTATCTAGATTAACAAGTACCTGTAGTTCGGAAGCGGCGAACGCCAATGATCCGAATACTACTGTGGTAGCAACTGTCCACTGAATAACCTTCTGTAAGTTTCTTACAGTTTGGTTAAGGATATTTTGAAGACCACTTAAATTGCCCCCGAATCTAGTAATAACTTTCCCGTACTTATCCCACTCAACTTGACCTTGAACAAGGGCACCATTTACTCTTTCAAACTGCACACTTGCTCTAGTAGTTCCGTGAATAAGGTCTTCATAAATACCAGCCTTAGCATTTTGCCCAAACAATGCTGCTGGCGTGGCACCTAATCCTCTGGCTTGAAGTTGTGCTAAAGCACTCTTAGGAATTAACTCAAATCCTGCGGGAGCCACGCTTGGAGGAGCAGCAATTGCTCGTCTAATAGCAGCAGCAGGAGCCTGTAATCTCGCTGCTCCCGCTGCTACCTCTTCATGGTAGGCTGTTTTAAGTGCTAGAGTATCGTAGTCTCTTAGTCTTTTCTCACGGGAAAGAATGCTATCAGCAGTGTGTCTACTAATGATACCCTGCTGTACTTCTAGGTCTAGTTGTTGTCTGATTAATTTAATTCGCTGATTGATTGGGCCAACAGCAGAATCGTAGGCTTGTTTTGTAGCACTGGCTCGTAATCTATTAGTAGCAAGAACGTCGTTATATCTCTCTGTTGCCTTTGTAATAGCACCTATATCACCATGAACCTGTTCAAAGGTTCCAGTAAGAATTTTACCTTGCTTACCGATAGAAATAAATGTATCTGTAGTACTTCGTAGAACCTTATTAACGGCATCAAACTCAGTCTTTGTCTGACCTACGCCGGGTCCAAAGAAGGGTGTGGTTCTTTTCTGATTGGGCTGTCTTTCTTGAAATCCTGCTGCCTGTAATTGTGCCCTGTTAACAGCATCAATTTCACGCTTTAAGGCTGTGGCTGCCGCGCCAATTGAGCGGTAAGTTGCTAGAAGTTGGGCCGCGTCTCCAACGAACCTAACGTTATTTACTACCAACTATGTGCCACATCCTTATTCAATGTTTTCTGCTTCATATTCTACATAAGTTGCCACTTTATTGCCCGAAGAATTACCCCCAGTTTCAAAGACTTCCTCAAAAAATTGGCCTAATCTCCAGGGTTTATCCCATAGATTTCTAGGTGGTTGCTTATCAGATGGCAACTCATGGAATGAGTTAATCCTATTTCTATATGTGATTGCGAGCGATATAGGATGGGGTAAATCCGTTGCATATTCCAGTCCCTCGGCTAACGGCATTCCCGTAGTCTTGGAAATCTCTAGAGCAACCGCCCAAGAATTACCCTCTGCTAGTTTTTTACGTCTGATGATCCCTGTTCAAGTTTTATATATGCATCTATTAACTGTCCCTTAATAATTGATGCAGTAGACTTGAATTCATCTACAGTATCAAATGCTTTTTCCTTACAGGTTTTATCCAGATAACAAGCCCGCGCTGTTTTCTGATCGAACAGTTCTGCATAGAATTCACCAAGGGCTAGGACTGTGCCAATTTCATCCATAGCCAAGTCTCTCAACTCTTCTAGACTATGTGTAGCTAATTCGGCCTCAATAATTGTTGTTCTAGTTTCTATATAATCAGAGACAGCCTTTTCGTAATCTTCATCAATCTTCTCTATGGCTGCCTCTAGTTTTTCCTGCTCTGCTAGGGATGCTGCATCAGGATCAACAGCAAATTCTTCTATATCAGGAAGATCGGGACGAGGAACATTGGCCCTAGCCTCGGCTTCTAGGTTTGAGGATCGGGCTTGCTTGATCAAGACGGTAGCCTGTTCCGCTGTAGCCTCTTTAATAGGCCGTGTTGCCTCTTGCCAGTCAGTAGAGGTCTTATCTTCAAGGTTGCGTCTCTTTTCGGCTGACGCTAGCCGTGCTAGCCTGTATGACTCACTAAGATCGAAGTCACCTATTACCCTAAGGTATACTTTGACCCCTTTACCTTCCTCTGTGGGCTGACCAGTCTCGTCAATTTCTTCACCTTGTTCATTTTTAAGTGTTACTACATCTCTCCACTTTAGAAGGTCTGCAATTTTTAATCCCATGTCCTGCTCCTTTACCTTTCAAGATAATAAAAAAATTGGGGAAGAGAGTTGTTGCTCTCTTCCCCTTTCTAATACAAGTCGGTATTGTATTACCTTAGTTTAATAAACGCCTACACCTGACATTACGATCATTTCTCCAGTTGTTGACTGGAATGAGAATGTTTCATTCATTGACTGGTTAACTGTATTTTCATCACTTTCATTTGTGATTGTGATAGAAGGAATATAGTAGGTCAATAGTGTTCTTGATGGATTTCGTGGGTCTTTTAGCTGAATCTTCAATGGTAGGTTTGTTACTGCAAACTCCATATCGTTTTCTGCTGTTGCGCCTACATTACCTTCAAGAATTGATAGGAGGTCATTGTCAGTCTTTAGAACTGAAATTTCTCCTGTAACATCAGGGATACCTACTTCATAACCAACAGGCTTTCCAAGTCCACCCATTTCAAGAATTTCTTCTGATGGGAATGCTACTCTAATTGAAGCACTCTGGACTCTTGGGATGTTGCTCAATGAAATTGTTACTGGAACATACTTACCCTGAACGGCTGCTGCTGATGCATCATCCAACGCTTCGAATACCTTCGGTGTTGTTGAAGTGTATGTTACCCAAATAGTATCTGCTGATGCTGCGAATGTAACAGTTGTACCGGCTACTGTGTAGTCTAGTCCTTCTGTAAGATAACTTGTAGTACCGTTTGCATATGTAGCATAAGCATCAATTGTGTAACCTGATGTTCGTGTTAAGTAGACTGGGGTATTGGATAAAGTAAATCCGTTACCGCTTGTAACAGTTGTAAACTGCTGGTAGTATACTGGATTTCTAAACTCTTTCTTTGAGTTAGATGAAACAGTATATGTAACGCTAGAGTTATCTCTAACACCGAACGTTGCATCCAAGCCTGTAACTGTTCCTCTCTTTACATAAAGTGAGTTAACAATTCCAAGTGTAGTACCGTCTCTAATCTGACCAATAACATCAATGTTCTTTAGGTCAGTAATACTTGCACCCGAAACTGGGAAAGTTCCCGGTGTGTATCCTGTCAAATAAGCAAATGTATTGTGGCTAACGTCAAAGGCTTCAATAGTTACCGTAACGTTAGGAATTTCTGATGTTGTACCTACGTGTAGCTTTCTACCCAACTCGTCAATGTTAGTTGTTGGTAGTTCCATAGGCCATTCAAATCGCTGTACTCTTGCTACGCCCAAAAGACCTTTAGGAGCCGCAATCTGTGGCTGTAAGTCTCGTGAGTGTATTCTTGCTCTTCGTACCATTTTCCTTTATTCCTCCTTATAGGGTTCAAATAATCAAATATGTGTCCTTTCCACGTTATTTGTAGCCCGCCCTTTATATATGTATTCGGGAAACAAATACACTAAAAATAATGTACCTCATATGTCGCTTTAGAAACATTTCTCCAATGCTTAACCCTCGCTTCTTTGAGAATTGGGGGCACGGTTTCACTAGAGATAGAACTAGTGTCGTAGCAGATCATATTAGCAAGGTCTGCATTAGTTTCTATATCCTTTACAACGATTGGGGTTTCATCCATGAAGTCCATGATATCGTCTCCGATACCTTCGGCTGTAGGCTCGTTTAACATGTAAGCATCTATCTGCACTCTTCGTACAAATGTCTTTTGAGTACGTCCCATCTCTAATTCAGCGATGGCTGTAGGTAGAAAGTACACGCTTACTGCTGGTGCCTGTACAGATTCAGAGGATTGAAATCCTTCTAATACTTCTGATATATTCCAGCCTCTTGCTGCTAGATAAGTATATAACTGAGAGGCTAGCGATCTTCTTTCCTGATATTTTCTCGCCATATTTCCTCCTATATACTACCTAGACATTCGCTAATGTCTGCGGTGTTAATCTCTTGTCGATAAGGAGCGAACTGTCCTGACGCTCGCTCATAGGGTCGTCCTTTTGAACCTACACCGATTGCTCCACCAGCCGCTTCGGCCAATCTTACCAATCCTATGATCGCTTCCTCATAAATCTTATCTGCTACACAGTAGGTGATATTCTCTAGTGTTTGAGTAAAATCTACAGGATAGATTCGTGGCTCACTTTCAGTAAATCCATTTTCCAACCATAACCATTCAGGTGCTACACCGGCTGGAATCCACGCTTCAAAAACTCTAGCCGCTGCTACATCTTCGAAGGTTGGAACATTACCACCAAGTAGTTCTTCTATTGTCCACTCACTAGCGCCTCTTCTTAACCCCGGCGCATAGTCAAGTTCTCTATCAACTATTACCCGTTCCCAAAAATCCTGCCGTTTGTCAGAATCATTCTCTAGGGGTTCTCCTTGATAGGGTAGATTTACTACAGGGGGATGAATTATATATTTTAATCCACCCTTGCTTGTTGTTGCAAGACTTCCTTTATCAATTGCTATAAGTGCCTGATGATGGGCACCAAGTTCAAGATCAGTGTAATCTCCAAGGGAGTTAAAATCATAGTTAATACTTATTATGCCATCGCCACTCGCGTAAGCGTTAATAGGTACATTTAATCTCATGAAGTTAGAAAGATGTTCTCTATATACACGGGGAAATCCTTCTCCTGCTCTCGCTCCTAGAGCATAAACAACTGTACCGAATACTTCGTACCGTATTCTATCCTTAATCTGGTTAATGGCAAACTGTTCAGCCGCTTGAAGATTCTCTGTAAAGGTGTCGATCATGGCATACGTAGCAGACTGATCCAGTTCCACTCGTACTGTTACCATTACTCCACGTCAACTCCAAAGCCTAGAATAGTCTGTACATCTCTTGATAGATCACTATAACCATCTAGTATTGCTTTTCTTATTGTAGGGGGAACTTTACCCCCGAATTCTTTCTCTAAAGCATCCAACGTTAATCTAGAATGCATTCTTTTTCTAGCATCCACACTCTGTATGATATCCAACAGGGCGATTCCGTTAACTCTGTTGTGTGTAAACTCATGCTCACAATGAGGGCAAACTACGATGTTAGGAGTTATACTAGCCATTTCCGTTCCCTTTCCTTATACTGGTCGCTTTCCGGTGCCTGTTAAAATTAGTCGTATACGGTTAATTGTTGGGGCACCCTGAGGAATGATCTTTACTATTTGCATATCATGTCCGTCTACAACAACCTTACCTGTTTCATTCTGTGCTGATTCAGCCAGTGTTCGGTACTGAGGTTCAATATGAATGTTGCAATCTCCGATGTAATACTTTCCACCGGGGGTTGCGGTTGCAGCCTGATCACTAACCCAATGTATTCGTGCTAATATCTCTGTCTCAGTCTGTGTAGGCATATAGTATTGACCATGACAGACTGGGCAGGTAAAGTATGTTGTGGTGTTATTCTTGGCATCATAGAATCCGCTGGGAAGACAAAGCGAGCATGGTTCCAGACTAGAGATAGAGAAAGTAACATTCCTTCCTATCTCCTGACGGAAAGCATCTATCTTGCTTTTTAAATCCTCAGGATCAATCACTATTTATCCGCTCCAGTAGTTTATTGAATCTTTGTTTACTGTGTTTGTAGTCATAACGATTAAGAAGTTTACGAGCCTTAGCCCCGATTTCTTTAGCCTTATCAGGATTACTAATTAGGAATTCTGCGTTGGCTACAACTGCTTCCAGTTCATAGGGACTGACAGCAAGGGTGGGGAACAACTCATTCTGTAATTCAAGCCTATTAGAACCGATTACAGGAATCTCAAAGAAAGCGGCTTCACCTTCTATTCTACCGGGTGTATTTCTATCAGCCAGATTTATGACGAATTCACAACGGGATAGCACATCATAAAATTGGGGCATATCCTCTCTTTCATGTATGAATACATTGTCTAATCTGCCCGCCCAATAGGTGCAATACGGCATCAATTGTTGTGGGACAGATAGAAATACTCCCACTAGTTTTGGATTGTTAAGTTGTAGATAACGGAAGGCCATCAGATTACTAACAAAATTTCTATCGTTATCTGCTGCGCCAACGCCTAACCCTATAAATTCCTTCTCGACTCCGCGAAGGCTCCCGTACTTTTCTTCATAGACTTCAACGGGAAATGGTAGGCCAACTCGCTCCACCGGCTTTGATGGTATTGCAATACTGTACCATTGACGTTCCTCTTCGGTAAGCGTCATGATTCCATCTAAATACTCTAAATCGCTGATAAAAGCATGTTGTTGAATTGCAGATAATCGTGAAATATGTGTAGATAACGGATGATCTATTAGGCCGATAAGTTTAGTTTCAGGAAATTTTTCTTTGATTTCCTTGCTCCATCCTATCGACTCCAACCATAACGTTCTAATAACCGTCTTATAATTACCGGCTTCTTCTAATCTAGAGAGCCAAGGAATATCAAGAAGATGCATCCATACGCCATTGTCGTACATGCCTCGATTCTCTTTATCCCCGTAGAAGATCGCCATATCGCCTATTGCTTTTTGAGCCATTCCTTATATCCTTCCCAATCTTAGAGAACTTCCCCAAGCATCCATAAATATCTTGTGGGTATCATTCTCGATCCCTAATCGTCCTGCTGTTTGACTTACTAAATGTGTATACTCTG